TGTTGTCATCTTTTATTCCATTGAGATGATGAATAAATTCTTCTTTTCTTAATTTACGCCCAAGATATTTTTCCATTACAATTCTATGTTCCCATTCCCAAATTCTTTTCCCAATATTTATTTTAATATATCCTCTCTCTGTTTTAAATCTTCCACCTTTCCAATTAGGGTTTTGCTCTCTAAATCTTCCATAACTCCAATTTCTTTTTCCAATACATTTTCCTCTACGAGATAGACTTATTTTTCTTTTAGTTTCTTCCGATAAATGTTTTCCCTTATTCCAAGCAATTGGATGTCTTCCTTTTGTCCAGGGTATATGTCCCTTCTTAAATTCTGTTTTACTATGTCCTTTTGATAATTTTCTTTTCATTGTTCGCTTGTTGACGCTATCGGAGGAAGGCGTCAACTCAACCTCCGATAAACGAACATTTTAAGGATTAATGTTTGACAGAATTGAGTAGGAAACCTTCTGTCGGGGTTCAAATTACTTCACTCTTTAGGAAGGAGATTCACCAAGAACTAATACAGAAATTCCTGCAGGTAAAACTGGAACATAACCAACTCTCTTGGAAACTCTGAAGGCAACCATATCTTGAGTGGCAAGGTTCAAATCGGTAGGAGATTCATCAGTTGAACTAACAATACCTTCCTCAAGTAGTTTAATTCTCAAGCCTTTCTTATCGCCATAAACACAAGTCTTGGAAAGATCGGTGTAGAATAAAACTGGTTCGCCTTCTCCAATAACAGTATTATCGGGAAGAACATCAGATAACTCATAAGGTCTATTCCAGATAGTGGCTGGTTTATCGCCAGCGGGTTGCTGCCAAATATAATGTCCATCAATGGCTTTCAATTGCTGAACTATCGAGAATACAGTTGGGTGCATGTAGAACTTTCCGGTCGCTCTGATTATTGATGGCACAACATAAAGCATGTTGTTCAAGTCGTCTGCAGTCAATCCGAATATATCCGATACTGCCATAGGCACAGGAATAACTCCTAATGCTCTAATAACACCATCGTAAGGATCACCCAAAGCAATGCTTCCGTTCAAGAATACTCTGTCTTCTTCTCTTGAAATTGCTGTTCCAAATAATTCACCCAATAGTGCGATTATATTAATAGCAGCATCTTCAAGGATTTCTTCGGTCATTGGAACAATCGCAGCAAGTTTTTCAAGAGTCTGATGAACTAAAGTGAATGTCGGTTTAGTGGAAGGCTTAGGCATACCCTTTCCAACCCAATAAGCAGTAACTGAAGTCAACAAAGCAGGAATATCACGGACGTTTCCAGCTCCATCAAATGGAAGGTATCTCATATCTCTGCGAGATATTCCATATTCTTCGGTGAATTTATACACCTCGGCTAATAGCGGAGTAGGAACTAAATTTTCTCCTTGTTCGGGCTGTCCTTCTTCTCCCATATAGGATTTCATTACTTCTCTCATTCCGGCATAATCTTTGTGAAGCAAAGAGAGGAACCATTGCTTTGTTAAGGTTTGGTCATCTCTTTTCTTTCCTTCATTAGCTTTAGAATCGAGCAACTTTGCACGTTGTTCGGAAACCCCGTCAAAGAATTTCTTGACTAAACCATCGGAAATCTTATCAAGTTCTTTTTCAAGAGACTTGGTAGTTTCCGACCTAATGAATGATTTCAATCCTTCTTTAACTTTCTTTTCTTCTCCATTGGGAGATTCGTCATCCTTTTTATCTTCTACTTTTACTTCGCCTTCTTGTAATTCATAATCATCGGCTACATCTTCTTCTGTTCCGTCTGTTCGTCTTATTTTCATAGTTTGTTTTAGATATTAAGTTATTAAGTTGTTAATTATGCCGTCTCTCCTAAAGTAAGAGTTCAGACCTTTGATTAAACTATTTAGGATTATCGGTGCTTCTTTTTTTTAAATATTGTGCTTTTTCTATTAGCACTTCTTGTATCTTTTCAATATTAACTATCGGTGGCAAGTAGTTGGGTTTATATTGGGTAGATGCCCATTGCCATTTTCTTCCGGTGGATAGAAAGTAGTCATTAAACTTCAGCCCTTTGCCTATTATCTTTTTACTTACTTGAATCCATGCCGTTGGTATTCCAAACGCCTCGGCACAAATGATTCCATGTAAGGAAGAAGATATAATTCGTTCGCATGATAAAATATCTTCAATCACCTTTTTCCAATCGGCTTGTATATCAATCATCTTTTCTCCTTCCTGTGCTACTATTAATTTCTTTTCTACATAGTGAGGAACTATTCCGACTTTATGCGTTTTTTCTATCTTGGGATAATAAATCTTCGGAAGTAAAAGAGCAGGATCGCCATATACTTCGGGCACATTTCCTTTTATCAATTTTCTGGTTAGAGGTCCCCGCACCGCAAGAAACTTTACTCCAGGAGGTGCCGTTATTATTTTATGCTTATGCCACCCCGTTCCCCATACGATATCATTTATCCTCAGAGCAGCCATTACGCTTCCAACTGCCAATACTTTTCCTCTATCATTTCTTTTTACCAATACTATTTTTTCTCCGGTGACCCATTCGAGAATAATTGGAGTTAAGACATCACCGAAGTTTTTTGCCGACCACCAATAAGCGTTCATTTACTTTTGTTGATTCATTAATATTGTGAACCGTTGCCCAGCAATATCCCGTTGGGATTAAAATTGATTTGCTAAAATCTTTTCCTATAAGAAGATGGGATTTTTCATATAGGAATCTATAATTTGTTTTATTAGGTTGGTATATCGAGAAAAAGGCTGATCCCTTTCTTCCGTTATACCTCACGCCTATCGGATAAATTTTTAAAGTCTTTAAATCAAATAGTTCTGGTTGGAAATAAATATGTAATGATTTTCTCTTATCTTCTTTGGCTATCCTCCGATGAATTATTTCAATATAATTCTCTGCTATTAAATCATCGCTGTCTAATCCCGATTGAATATCGTATTGAGGCAATCCAATAATATCTTCCCACCTTATGAAATCCAAGAAATACTTTCTGCCATGCTTATCTTTTATTTTTTCCGACTCATTCTTTACCGAGAAAGTTATTATTCTATTTGATAATTTTTTCAACCTCTCGGCGTGCCATGGATAACATCTGATTGCTATATCAAATCTATTATCTGTTTGTCTTAATAATCTCGGTAATACCATCGCTTGAAAATATGCCAATCGCCATTCAAATCTCGGATCATCTTTCTGATAGTGCATTCTGATTATTATCGCATGTGTCATATTCTCATCTTGATTTTTTTAGCTGGATTTCCTGCCCAGACTTCATTATCGGGAACATCATTCGCCAATACGCTGCCAGCTCCTATTACTGCATTATTTCCTATCTGATGAACTTGAGGGAGAATCATTGCTCTATATCCTATAAAAACATTATTCCCTATTTCTAAATGTGACGGAGAATGGTTTTTTATATTGCCGTGCAAAGATAAGTCATGAAAATGATTCATGATTATTACTTCGCCTGAAATAAATACATCATCTCCTATAATTAAAGAACTATCCTTTTGGCTAAAAATTTTACTGCTATGACTTTTCCAAAAATTCTTTCCTACCTTCATTGGCTTATTAAATTTCATTTTAATCATCTATAAATTTATATGCCTTTCTCGGTTTGATTGTCTTTTCTATCAAACTAATCTCTTGCCAACGGTGATCAACTAATGATGGTATAGGATGCCAGATTCTCATTCCAATTTTTTTTAAATACATTCCTATCCTTGAATCATCATGATCAGTCAATCCTTTTATCTGGTCGGCATATTTTATCATTCTATCAATTATCCTTACCGGCAAGCATAAAGCCAAACCCCAGCTAAGATGAACTCTCTCAACGCCTTTGTTTTGTTCCCAAAGCTTTAATCGGTTGGCTAATCTCTTTCTATTTCCCAAGTAAAGACAATATGCTTTATTCTGATGGATAATTATTTCCTTTGCTAATCTCTTATAAAAATCATCGCAGATGATGGCATCATCTTGAATCACCAAATGATAATCTTTTGTTTTATCATAAGCCAACCATGCCCTCCGAGCAGTATCCCATAAACCCAATCCTCTATCCATTACTATTTGAATGTTGCCTAATTTTGAAATCAGATAATCTTTATATTTCTCTCTTGTCGGGTGCATCATTATGGCAACTGAAAAGGTCATTCGCTTTTGGCTTTTAACAAATCCCTAACCGCCTTACTAAGAGCTCGTCTGAAGTTTATCTTTTTCTCTTCCTCTCCTTCCCTTCTTGTTTTGCTATCATCATCGGCTTTTAATACTTGATTCAAAGAATCTCTGGCACCTTCTATTAAGCCACGATGTTTCGCAGAAATAACCCTGCCATCTTTTTCTATATCGCATTTTTTACATTCTTTTTCTTTTCCGCTGGCTGCCTCAAAAGAACCGTTATGAGAATCGCAATGAGATTTAGCAGATGATACTGTCCATATTTCTTTGTCGTATCTGTATGCTTGGATTTCTGATTTATTATCTTTTATTCCATAGATTACATCTATGCATTTATTATCGTGCTTTATCTCGCAATTTTTTCTGGCAAATCTATCGTATTTATCGGGTGGATTTAATCTACAAGAATGTTCATTGGGATAAGGCTTTTCCACATCTTCTTTTTTCTCTTCTTTCTTTTCAAAGGCACTAACATCAATTCCTTTTGTTTTGGCTAATGCTAAAGCATCTGCTCCAACATTAACGGCAGAAAATTCAAACAAGGTATTCTCTTTAAGGATTCTAATCCCATTTACTTCATCAATCTTGCCAGTTATAAACCCTACTGAAAATGCCCTCATGAACTTTCCGGCATAGAGTTTAAATACTGTGGCTGCCTTATCGTATTCTTTCACGGCGAACTTTATCAATGCTTCAAGCATTCCATTGGCGTTAACAAATATTTCCAACGCCTGTGCGATTGCCGGTTGGGTATGGTCATGTGCCCATAATACAACGGGATTCTTTTTGAACTCTTCAAGATTCCAAGATGATTGATCAACCATATCTCCTTGTCTGTCTGGCAAACCCGAAGAGAGGATTGCTCTTATAGTTCCTTGTTCTTCATCAAGTTGCTTTACTTCAATATCAAATTGTTTCTTTATTAATTCTGGCATTTTATTGTTTATTATTTAATTTCCGACCTTTTATTTTTCGTATTTAGATTTATTAG